GCGTTCATCTCCTCAAGCTTTGCTCTAATCTGTACTTGTATAGCTTCTTGCTCTGCCTTAACAACTTCTTCATCCTGAGTATAGTCAATATCTCTCTTGCTTTCTTCAAGAGCTTCTATCTCTGCTTGTATTGCTGATGAGTCTCCTGCCACCATCTCAATCTCGTCGACTCCTGTAAGCACCGCAGTTACTCTGCATAACGCATTAGCTATTGCCGCATTAAGTGTTTCAATCTCAGTAGTTAGAGCTTGTGTTCCTTCAGCTTCTTTAGCGTTAAGACTAGCTAGCGCCGTTTCTTGTCCTGGAACAAGAGCTGCTTTCTCAGCATCTATCTCTGCTTGCTTTGCGGCTATTGAAGCATTAAGTGCTTCTCTTTCCTCCTGAGTCATTTCATGAGTATACTGTGACTGTAACACAGCTAACTCACCTTCAAGGGTTTGCAAAGTCGCTGAGGTAAATGAATCTTCGTAGGCAGTTTTAAGTGTAGCGTATTCTTCGCTTGCTCTGTTATTTGCTTCAATAACACCTTTTTCAGACTGCGCTTCCCTAAGCCTACCTCTTTCACTTACTGTGAACTCCTCATTTGATATTTTTGCGTAGTGTCCCATATTAACTAAATGTTATTGTTCCTGAGCCCGAAGTAAATGTCGTGTATTTATCACTTGATCCTATAGCAGTATTTAAAACTCCTGTTACTAATCCAGCGCCACTTACAGTAATACTAAACATGTCTGGATAACGCAAAATAACTAATCCTTTACCACCAGTTCCTGAAGAAACTGCTGTGTATCCTCCGCCGCCTCCGCCGCTTCCTGTATTAACTGTTCCATTACCTCCATTAGATAATTGTGTACCTCCCGAACCGCCACCACCAGTTCCCCCAGAACTAGGAGAATTAGGATCTTGACCTCCTCCGCCACCGCCGGCTCTTATTGTAGTTCCCCCATCTATAGTTGATTGTAATCCATTTGCGCCATCGATACTGGATGAGTCGCCTGAAGCTCCTCCGCCGCCTCCCCCACTGTAAGGCGATCCTGGAGTTCCGTCTCCACCATCTCCTCCTTGTAAAGCTGTTCCTGTTCCTCCTGCCTGAATAGATGCAGAACCAGAATGTCCTCCACCTCCACCAGAACCACCATCAACATCACCAGGAACGGCTCCTCCTGAAGCTCTACCTGCACCTCCTCCGGTAGCGGTTAGGGTTGCAAAAACAGAATTTTCACCTTTACTCCCATTTTGACCTGAAATTCCCCCTGCAACACCTGCGCCTCCTGCGCCTACTGTTACAGTATATGAAACTCCAGCAGTAAGACTTAAAGCATTTAAATTAGCAGAACTATCTCCAGATAAATCAGTGCTATAAGAAGCTAAATAACCTCCGGCTCCGCCACCTCCTGCGTTGTTTCCTCCTCCTCCGCCACCGCCGGCTATTATTAAATAGTCTACTTCAAGCGCAACAGTAGATGTCTCTTTCAGATTCCTCCACTCGGCTGTGCCTGTTTGGTTGGTGTATATTTCAGTACGGTTTGTCTCAGTGTTTTCTCGAAGGTCTCCGATTGTAGTCGTTGTACGTTGAGCAGTAGTGCCCTTTACCCAGGTAAGCCCTCCAGCGTTACCACTCATGTCAATTACATCTGTAGTTACTTTGGTTGTTGCCATTGAGCTTTATTATTATGTTGTTGATACTACTTCTACAATTGAACCATTAGGGAAGTATGCACTACTATCTAATGTTATTGTAGAGCCTGATAGACTATATACTGATTTGTTTTGATATACTCCCGAGACATACATATCTGTATAAGCCTCGCTAGTAGGTGTAACACTTAATGCTACTGTTCCTGTTGTTGCGTTTGAAATAGTAACTTGATCCACCGTTTTTGTTGCTAACCCGGTTGCGCCACCATAAGCTATTGCTCCGCCCATGCCTGAATGGTTAGAACAATAATAATATAAAGTAGGTGAATTTTGATTTATTCTTAACCTTACTCTTGCCGTCCCACTTCCGCTAGAATATGTTGTGCTATTGCTTACATAATCAGCTTGTGAAACTGGTGTTAGTGTGTTTGCTGAAGCACTACCATAATACTGAATACCTGTTGCATATGGAGTTGACCCATCTAATACTTCACCAATTTCAATAGGATGTCCTGAATTTGTAGATGCATCTTGGTTAAACTCATATGTAAAACCTCTTGGCAAAACTATTGTTGCTTGATATGCCCCATCTATGTAAAGTAAATTACCACTACCTGGATTTACCATAGTAACTACTTGCTCAGAAGCTTGATCAAGCAATAATTGATCTGTGGCAGCAGCTTTTGTTTGTATGCCTCCCCCGACTTGAACACTATTTACAACTGTTCCGTCATTTTCTTTAATTTGTGCAGTATTACCTGGAGTTATTGCTTGGCTCGCTCCTGCCCCATCTCCACCGGCTAACGTCCAAATAGTTGCGGCTGTATCTAAGTTGATGGTCACTGTGTCAGTAGCTGTTACAGCTGTGGCAATATTTGTTCCGCCAGCAAAAGTAATAGTATCTCCGTTTCCTACAGTTTCACTTCCTGTGTCTCCCGCTATATCAAAACCTGTGAAGCTACCGCCTGGGGTTACCCAATTTCCGTCTCCTCTTAAAAATGTAGATGCTGATCCGCCCGTTGGAACATAACCGACGTTAGTTGTACCGTCGTATGTGTGAGCTATGACCTTAACGTCACCCGTTGTAGGATTAACAGTTAAAGGAGCACCTGTTGATGCAGTAGGCGTTCCTTCGTCAACCGTAGTTACCGCGCCACTTGATTCAATAGTAAAGCCCGACGCAGTTATACTTGAAAATGATATTCCTGTTCCTTGTGTTATTGTAATAGTATCATCAGTTGCGGTCCCTCCTGGCTTTGTGCCATCAAGAGTTAACACAACATTTGATCCTGAAGCTGAAGCTCCTAAAGTATATGTAGTGTCAAGGTTAGCGGGGGGTATCTGTACGTTTAAGTTACCACTAGTAGTGTATCCTACAATACTAGTAATATTTGCTGCATTGTTTTCTGTGGTAAACTGTGAAAATTTAACTGCCATAATTTCTTTATTCTGTTATCATATTTTGACTTGTGTCTTCTGTTATTATTTGGGCTGATAACTCAGTAACTATATCTTGGCTACTAGGCGCTGGAGCCCCTATAAAATTTAATCCTATATAATTTGCAATTGCAAGTAAATTTCCCATTTACAAATTTATTATAATTCCTATTACCACAATGCTACAATGTTTGTAGCTGTTGTGCCTGTGCTAAATATTTTAATTGTTTGAACAGGAACAAAAGATCCTGTTGGCAAACTAGTTAATGTAACGTCATCCCCTGCAGCAGTAGTTATCTTAACATTTCCTGTGCTACCTACATAGAAAACTGCACCATCTTTTTCGGAACCATATATGGCGTAATTCTTAGGTGAAGACCCAAATATAGCCTCCCTTAACTCTATAGTAGTATCATCTATTACTGAAGCTACTTCTGATTGAGTTCCGTCTGTAGTATTGATAGCAATCATACCTGGTTTTACGCCAGCTAATGTAAATTTTAAAGTTGCGAAATTGCTTGCACTATCACCTGTTCTGTTGGAGTCTATAAGCTGCTTTCCCGCTCCTCCTGTTCCAGTTGTTGCGCCAGTTGGTCCCTTAACTCCGGGGTCAGGTAAATTAGTATTATCACTTGGATTTACTGCAAATGCTTTACCGGCTTGTAATTTTTGATATGCCATAGTTATTATCTTTTATATGGAAATACTCTATTTAGGGTGTCGCGTCTCTCATCACACCCACAGTCGCCATCTGTAATTTTATCTACAAATGATTTTATGCCCGTGGCTTTTGTGAATTTTGCAACCGTATCTCCAAACCCTCTTGATTTCATTTTATTATTTTTTACATCCAAAATTATTAGCATAGTTTGCCATAGCCACTACGCTTTTAGAATACTTACCTTTGCTTTTCATAACAGCAGATGCAGCACTACAAGTGCTTTTACCAGGCATGTTGTTTTTTACCCAACGGGTAAACTTACCCTGGTTCTTTTCTTTTATTTCAGGAAAATCTCCCTTTTTAGTTCTGCCTCTTACCGCCATTACTTTTTAATCAAAGATCCGATGTGCGCTTTTACACTACCTTTTTCTGTATGTGACTCATAGGCCATTGAGTGATCTCCACCGTAAGCATGTCCGTATAATTTTTTTGACATTGCTTTGCTTTCGTCTCTACGAGCCTTAAAGCTCTGAGATTTTTTTCCGTTTTTAGCACCTAGAGATTCATCTAGACGAGCGTTATATCCTTGTGAATATTTTACTGTAGGCATAATTTCTATATTTTTAAATTAAACATACAACAAAGATACTAATATTTTCCTTTCCTATTTTTGGGTGAACTTTTGGTGGACCCTCCTGGCCCTGACCATAGTTTTTTACATGACCAATATCTTGCTGTAAGCTTTGAGGTGGCGGTTCCACACTTATGTCTTGCTCTAAAAGATTTGCGTGCTGCAGAAGAATAATTGTGGCCGTAGCCTGTCGCCCCAAAATGTATAAGCTTCTCTTTTCCTCCAGAGCATGCTTTTACCATTTTCTTTTTTCCTGCTCTGTCGCTTTTAGTAACGACATTACATTTCATTTTACTTTTATTAGCCATTATGCATTTCTTACAGCTGTTGTGTTTCTCACAAATTGTTTTTTTCCACCTGAAGCTTTTTTCTTTTTAGCTGTAGCAGCCAAAGCTTTTTTGCTTAGTCGTTTTGCCTTAGCTAAAGGTAAACAGCGATCGGGATTTTTTTTATTCTTGCTTGTCCCACAGGCGCCTTTAATCTTTCCGTCGGTTCCAATACGAACCCACTTCTGATCACGCCATTTTTTTAGCTCCCCCATTTTTTAATTTTAAGGCCTTGAAGTCAGCTCCGGTAATTTTATTAAAAGGCATTGCCGCTCTGGCAATCTTACGTTGTTTTTTACTTAGCTTACTCATTTCTATTTATTTAAGTGTGAGCCGTCGCAGTGTCCTTCTGGATTAGATGTATTTCCACACTGGCACATAGGTTGATATTTCATTTCTTTTTGCTTTTATTCATTCCCTTAATCATACGATCAATCTTCGCAGCTTGACCTTTATGCATGGCTGATGCCTTTCTTAGTTGAGAGGCTATCTCTTTTAATTTTTTTCCGTCCATTATCTTTTAGATTTTTTTGCGTAATTAGGATCCTTACAATACTTGCTTGCCGCCATATTAGCATAAGCTGAAGGGTACTTGTCAAAAGTACGCTTCGCCCAAGCTATACCCGCAGGGCAAATTTTATTACCCTTTGTTCGTCCTTTCTTAGCCATTAGTAGCCAGAGTTCATTTTTTTCTCCATCCCATAACCAGGGTTATAAGAAATTGTTCCTTCTTTCATTTTAGCAAATGAATCAGCTTGCGCTTTTCCTACAGCGTTGTAAGGAAAAACTCTTTTCATATTTTTAGTTTTTACAGTTGGCATAATTTAAATATTTACAGTTATATACTTTTCACCATTCCAATGTTGTCTTGTTTTTGGAGCAGCTTCTTTTTTTTCTTTTTTCGGTGCAGCTTTTTTTTCTGCAGTTTTTTTAGTGTTTGCCATAATTTATTTTTTATTTGTTTTTAAATCTGTTAATTTTTCAATCATTTCTTTTTGCATGTCTATTATCATTTGCTCAAGCTGATCGTTACGCGTCTCCATCTGATCATTGATAGATGTAAGCGACTCGTTTTTCTTTTGAAGTTTATTCACCTCATCTGGTTGCTGACCAATGATAGTGTAGACCACCATCCCTAGTGAAGATACTAGTGTACCTACAATAGCTACAAATAAATCTTTGTTAACTGGTGGTATTTCAACAAAGCTAAGAAACAACAATAGAGCCACGATCAGGACAAATATCCCTGCTGCTCCCATGTAATGTCTTATCTCTTTTCTGTCATTTGTCATAACTTGTTATCTTTATACAAAGTTATAAAATTAAATCTAATGAAAAATAAACGTGAAAGAGACTACATGAAATACTGGAGAGTTATCCGTTATTTCGTAAAGCGCAAGTATAAACTAAACACACAGGAGCTTGACATGCTCTTTTTTTTATACAGCGAAGAATACTTTAATGTCGATAAGTTCAAAGAGTTTAATGCTTTACTAGGCTGGAATAGAAACAGATTTGAAAAACTAAGACGTGAAGGGTGGATAGATGTTATCAAGCCCTACAAGTTTGGAGGTCCTAAAGCTTTATATGGCATCTCGTTTAAATGCGCTAAAATGTTAGACTCGGTGTATGACAAACTAGAGGGTGGACCTATTCCTATGGCTAAAAGTAAGAACCCTATCTTTTTAGCAAAGGCTGGATATAGCGATAAAGTTTACAGAAAAACAATAGAGAAAATGAACGAGGCTATACGACAAGAACAATGTCATTCTCTCGAATTATAGTGTAGGGCTCATCATGTACAAGCATCGTATAACCCGCTCGTTTATCGTAGTATATCTCGCTATCTTTTTCAATGGCAACAACATCAGTGCCTACTGCGACAATCCTACCCTTCTTATACCGAAGCTGATTCGCATCCTCCGCAGAAAGAAGAAGTCCCGATGAGGTTTTAAGTTCTTCCTCAATTGTTTTAATCACAACATATTTACCTATTGGTCTCACTATCTTTTAGCGTCTTTACGTCCCTTTAAAAACCCTCTATTGTATCCATCTCGATACTCGGTCTCTAATGCTTTTGCTATAGGACAAATTGGTGAAATTGGACATATGGATAACTGACCTTTCACAGACTGCCACCCTTCGCAATAACCTTCTTCCCAACCATCACAGTAAGGATCTTCTATTGTAGTAAACGATAAGCTGAATAAGCTAATTAATATTATAAATTTTTTCATTTTGATTCATATGTTCGTGCCATAGTTACTATAGCGTTGGTTGATAAAATAGTAACAGCCACAGAGACAGCATTTTGAAGTGCAGTCTTTGTAACTTTCATAGGATCAATGATCCCCATCTTGATCATATCGCCAGTCTCCCCGGTTTTTACGTCAAGTCCGTGGCCTACATCAGCACCATAAGGTGCCCAGTCGACCCCCGCATTTGTTAATATCTGGTTTAAAGGTGCCTCAAGGGCGCCACTTAATATCGCGTGAGCGATCGATTTTGAATTTGTTATATCCTCACCAGCCTCCCAGAGAGCGAGCCCACCTCCAGGTAGTATCCCCTCCACAAGCGCTGATCGTACTGCGCAGACGGCGTCGTCAACGCGGTCATACAACTCTTTTTGTTCTAGGTCAGTGTTGCCACCAACATTAATCACACCTACACCACCGGTTAGTGATGCGATGCGTGACATGATAAACTCTTTGTCAATTTTCTTAGTCGCTAGTTTGTGTGCGTCCTTTAGCTCAGTAACCCTTTCATTTATATCCTCCTGGTCTACTTTGCTGTCGTCTTTTAGTATGATCGTTGAGTCTTTGTCAACAATTACTTTCGATGCTCGCCCTAGATCTTTGAAGCTCATAAGGCTCAGGTCATCACCTGTGCTCTC